ACCTGCACCGCCACCGCCACCGCCAGTATTTGCGCTGCCGTTAGACCCAGCACTTCCATTAGTGCTACCAGCACCACCGCCACCTGAACCGCCTGTGCCAGCAGTACCACCTTGCGCACCGCCATCTTTACCCATACCACCACCGCCACCGCCTGCGTAAGTAACTGATGATCCTGTAATGCTTGTTGCTACACCTGCGCCACCATTACCACCTTGTTCACTTGGTGAGTTGCCACCAACAGCACCAGCACCGCCACCACCGCCGCCAGCAGTATAATTATTGTTAATAAAAGAAGTTGTGCCACCATTATTTCCTTGTACTGGGCTTGCAGTTCTTGTGCCTATTGAACCATTACCACTACCTGCACCACCGCCTGAACCACCAGTTTGCCCATTTGGATGACTACTAAATTGACCACCACCACCACCGCCTGTTGAGGTAATTGTGTTAAAAACAGAATTAGCACCCGAAGCGGAGGCGACTTCATAATTTTGTAAACCACCTGCGCCACCTGCACCGATTGTTACTGTGTAATTTGTTGCAGTAGATAAAGTTAAGGCGGTTTCTAAAGTTCCACCGCCACCTGTCGCGGTAACTGTACAACGTGCACCACCTGCACCACCACCGCCGCCATAATAAGCTTTACCACCTGCGCCGCCACCTGCAATAACTAAATAATCAACAGTAAAAGTAGTTGGTGCTGGTGGTGCGGATGGTTGTGTCAATATTCCCAAAATATTCATTTGTTATTCGGCAACCCTACCAACTACATACCAACTATCTGTACTAACTTTTATACAAGATACCGCGCCAAAAGTTTTAGTAATTGTTGGATTGGTGGACACTGTGCCGGTTGATGCCAAAGTAACGCCTGCCCCTTGAATAATTGATACTGTGCCACCTGAACCAATTTTAATAACATTAATTACTGATCCAGTTGTGATTGCAACTGAATCAAATGGCGGTATTGTAATTGTAGTTGTGCCTGTATTTGAATATGTAATAAGTTTATTATCTGCATCAGTAACCACCAATGTGTCTGATGTGGCGGTAACTGCCCGAACGGTTAAATTGGCTATGCTGTTCATTTGAGCCGCCGTTAATACCTGACCAACTGAAAAAGTTGCCATCACACTCCCCTAATAAGCCAAAGAATCTTCATCTAAAATTCCATCAACGGTAGAGTCTAGCAAAAAACCTACGGCAAAAGGCTGGGCGCATGTAAATGTTACTTGAAAAGATTTGGGTGTTATTTGATAGGTAAGGCCTGCAATTACGCTATCTGTAACTACATTGCCTGCCGGTAGGGTTTGAGTAACCTCTATTGGGTCAAACATGTCTAAACTCAATGCCGCAACTACGCGGTCAGGGTCATCCTCACCAAAGGCATCAACAGTTAATGAGTTTAATTGTATGTTTACGCCCTGCTCTTTTCGGGAAGCAATAATCATTTCAGCCTGATTTAAAGCATTAGCATCTGTTTGCATAATGCCGCCCCTGACCCGGCTGTGTTGGAAATAATCATTTATGCTGGCTGTATCACTAGCAGTTTGCCCCACACCGCCTGTTCTAGTTACGGTCACCTTGTTAATCATTTGATAATCAGAAATGTCAAACTCAACCGCCTGATATGTCACATCACCTGATCCAGGTACATCACTAAAAACAGTGGCAGTATCACCCGAAGCAACTATGATGTCATTGCGGGATAAAAATGTTGCATATCCGCGTTCATCCATATAGAACGCGCCCAGGTCTGTACCTTCTACAACCTGACAAGCTGACAATAATGATCTTGATGATCCATCATCGGCCTGCACGGTAGTAGTTGCGGTAGTTGATATATCACGCATACCACCTGGCCATTCTCCAGCATCTAACAAACTTGAAATTCTTTGAGCAGTAGTTTGTCCGGCTGTGCCACCGCTAACTGATGTAATAGTTGTAAGGTTTAATAACTGGAATCCATCTACACATGCTAAAGTTACATAGGCCGGATCAAATCCGGTAGGGCTTTGGTAATTCCATTCCTGTACATAAAAAGAACCTAAGTTATATGTTACGCCTAAATATTCTGCCGTAAAGCGAATCTTACGCATTGGTTTGATTTTGCCATATAAACTTGATCCGGTATTGGCTGGGTTAAACTCACCTGTTTCATCAACAAAAACTATACGCGCTGTGCCGCCAGTAAAAGAATCTGATGATCTATTAAAGGCACGCCTGATATAGCATTGAGTAACAAAATTTGTTATATCAACTGTATCTGCGGCGGCAGTACCTAACACCGCAACATCTAATGGGGTTGCCGGATCATCCAACACTAAAGCGGGATCAAATGAAGCACCGCCCGAAAAGTCAATTTCTGCCCGGAATGTTGCGGCTGGCATTATCTACCTAAGTTAGTTAATTGAGTTACCGCGCCTGCTCTGTTTAAATTGTACAAAGCATCTTGAATTACAGATTGCAATTCACCTTCTGATATAACCGAACCAGCAACATTTACATTAACGGTAGTACCAAATCCACCCATTTTGTCTAATGGTATAACGGCTTCTGCCCCCGCTTCTCCAATTAAAGCGTAAGTTGGCTGAGTAACAACACCGCCTTCAGCAAAAGGTACTGCCGCATTTCTTGTACCCATAGCTTGATTAACCGCTTTAACATAATCTTGTAAAACATTGCCACTAGCAATACCTGTTTCAATAGCTGGAAATACTTGTTTTTCAAAATATTCCCGATTGGCACTAGCCAATGATGATTTTTCAAGAATATTAGATGGAGATAAATCATAAATTGGTCTATCTCCTGGTGGCGGTTGTGTTGCAGGTGGTTTAACTTGATTTAACAATGCCAACATTTTTCTTATTTCTTCATTGGCGGCAAACAATTTCAATATGTACATCTCAACGCCTAAATTAGTCATACCCCATTTTTTAGCCAATTCATCTATTTCGCCTGATGTTATTTTGCCATCTTCAATTACCTTTAATACATCGGCGTATCTTTCTGCTTCATTAACTGCGGCTTCTGTGCCTTCTTTAAGTTTTTGTAATATCTTCACACGCGCTTCATCTTCGGCAGATAACTTACGGCTTAAAGCAACTTGTAAATTAATTGCATCAAGATCAAACATTGCCATTAAATCTGACTTCTTTTTATCTAAAGTATTTTGTTTTTCTTTTTCTTTAGTGGTCAATTTTTGAGTTGCTAAAATTTTCTTTTGTATGTCTGCAATAATTTGATCAAATGTTAATAATTTTTTAGTTGCCTTGACCCGATCTTCTCTCTCATTGGCAGTAAGTTTTTCATTACTTAACGCCTTGATGCCGGCCTTTTCTAAATCCTGTAAAGCACCTGTTTCACCAACAAGCCCTTGTAATGCAACTTTGGCTAAATCAAAATAAACACCTAGCCCTTTATCCTTAGTAGTTGCGGCAATACCAACAAAAATATTACTAAATTGTTTTGCGGCCACTTCTAGGTCTGTGCCTAAGTTTTTTATTAATGGTTCACCGCCTGAAATAATTGCAAAAGCGGTTAGCATGCCTTGACCTAAAGTTTCAGTGGCCTCACCCGCGCTAATCTTAAAGGCTTTGATTTGTCCATCAAATGTTAATGTTGATGCTTCTGCCGCACCAGTGTATTTTTGTAACAATTGCATACTGCCAGCAAAACCTAATGTTTTTGCTTGCGCGGCATTTATTCCAATGCCCAACGTGCCTATTGCCCTGTAATTACCAACAGCGGCCTTACTAATAGCATCTAAAACTGATCCCAAATCTTTACCTGTACCAGCACTAACATCTAATGCCACACTTAATAAACCCTGTGATGCTTCAAGATCGCCGGTTTGTGCAATAAGTTGTTGTAACGCCGGCACTAACTGTTCTTCAGATACATTAGTTGCAGATTGTAAAGATTGTATAAATGCATTAACTTCTGTGGCAAAACCACCACGGCCAATACTGTCTAAGGTTAATTTTAAAGATTTATCTAAACGCTCTTGCGCCAATGCGGCATCAATAGCCCGCTTGCTAAAAATTGTAAGGCCAGCCGCGGCGGCAACGCCACCGGCTTTTGCAAAAGCGCGTAATCTAAACGCCCCGGATGCAACTACTTTATCAAAACCTTTTAACTCTTTTGTGGCTCGCTCTAAACCTTTTTTATCAAATTTGGTTAGGAAGTTAATTGCAACATATTGACTTAGTGCCATGATTAACCCCTAAACTCTTTTCCTAAATACTTCTTTAATACTCCATATAGATTATCATTGACCTGCCCACCTAATTGTTGTGATGCGCGGTAAATCAATCTTTTTTCTCTATATGCGCTTGAATTAGCCGTGCCATCTAGTTTTCTAATAAAAGATTCACTAGCATTTCTATTACGGCTAACGCGCCTTGTTCGGCTTCTTGATTTTGATGAACCAAAGCCTGCCAATTCATAAATTATACCGGGTACTGATTTATTTATCACGGCTAACGCGGTTACTGAAAATGTTACGCCTTTAACTCTTTGTACCTTTGTTTTGGCACTACTTAATTTAATTCCGGCAACTACTTCTGATTGCGACCATTTCCAACGGCTTCTTTTATTCTCGCCAATAGTCCTACCTCTATGCACATTGTCATTAGCCCAACCCCATGCCGGTGGATATGATGGCTCAACATCTCGCCAGCCTGGAAATGGTGAATGTGGTACAAAACTTTGAGCTAGTTTTGCAACCGGTCTTACAGATTTGTTTAATTCTCTTTTAAATTTTTTTTGTAAATCGGCATCCATTTTTTTCATTTTGTCCATTAGTTGATCTAGGTTTTCAACATAGATCGCCTTTAATGATCTATCCGGCACTATCATTATTTACGCCTAACTGTTGCCTTCTTGTTGTTGTAATGCCGTTCTTGCAAAATGGCTTTTATGGCCGCATAAATCGCTGGATCAACCTCTAATAAATCTTTAGGGCTGATACCTGTTGCCACCGACACGGTAGCGACTTCATAGATTTGTCCGTGCCGGTCTATCCATTTTTTGAATCATAAACCAAATCAACATCTGAATATTGATTAATGTAATCATCACCAAAGGTTAATTCAGTTTTGCCGGCATCTTTTTCTAAACGCCAGGCAAACCACCACAAATCCGATTCCATTTGTAGTTCACTTAATCTCTTACGCCAACCGGTCTTGTATTCGGCTTCAAAAGCCACCTTAGCGGATGGCGTAAGATCATAAGTAAGTTTCTTGCCATCTTTTTTAACAATCTCAATCTTGTGCATTGTCCCACCTTTCCCTTGTTACGCGCTTGTTGATTTTGTTAATGCAGTTACCGGAAGCGATACAGATACACTACTTACGCTATCAATTGCACCGTTAATCGGTGTCCATGATGAAACTAAGCATGACATTGTATAACTTGGGTTTGTTGCTGAAACTGTACCTGCAACTGGTATCAATTTGATATTCAGTTTAGTACCTAATGCATCCTCAAATAATGAGTTTACTGATGCCGCCGCAAAATCATTGTACACTTCTAGCGATAGTGTAGGTCTTTCAACCCCGCCTATCATATTTTGTACATTATCTGACATGGCTGTGATTTCAACCTGGTCAATTTCGCGTGCAAGACTTACAGTGCTGACATGATCGCTGATAGTTGTAGTACCTACAATCACGGCAACTTTGTTACCCATAAATATGGCCATATTTTTCCTTTCGTTACTAACCTATCAACTCAACCGCATATTGATAACTTAGGTAGTCAATATTAGCGGAAGTAATTGTGCCAGGGCTTGCAGACACAACCCTGAGCGTTTGTACAGCACCGCTTAATGTTTTATCAGCTTCAATTGCGGTTTTAATTGAAGTTGAACCGGATGAGGCAAGTAGCCCATCCAATCTCTCTTGTCCATTTCTTTCACTCATTCTACCAACCACAACAATGATTTGGCAGGTTGCAGAATCAAATCCTCTGTTTAATGTAAAGTCATAATTCATAGATAATTGACCAACAATTGCAAAAGCATTATTTGTTGGGATGTTTGTAGAATCCGGGACATAATCAAAAACACGCAAACCGGTTATTGCTTGTAATGCGGTTTTTAAATTATCTCTAACGGTGCTTGGGGTCATGCAATAACTTCTTTTTTGTATGCCCTAACCATTGCCGTTACATCTCTGCCAATTGGTGACATTCTGACAACGCCTAAATCACCTAGTCCTAATATGCCGCCTGGGGCATCTTTACGCTTGTATAGATCGGCTGTAAGGATTAAACAAGCCATATTTATATCATCCGGCACTGATGGCCATCCCCACCTTGCAGTTACCTGAACGCCTGGGCGCAAACCATTTTGGGTTAGCCCTGGAAATATTGGCCAGGTTTCGGTATTAGATACCATTGTTAATTGAGTAAAAGGCCGGCCTAAAGATGATGCGGTCAATGGGTCTAAAATGTAATCTTGATTCAAAGTTAAGGTTTTTGTGTAAGTACCATTGCCATTTATATCTAAAGCAACAGCCAAGCTAGATGTAGTACCAATATCATCTACATAAACGAAAATATCTGAGTAGGCACGGTAAAGCCGTGCGGATGCGGTGGCATCTAAATAAAATCTACGGTTAGCCATTCGGTCAATTGACCTTGAAGCTGATTCAATCAAATCTTCTAACAAATCATTATCAGTGTTATCTGATATAGACATGTAGTTTTTAATTTGAGTTAGTGTTGCATATCCATTTGTTATAGCCATGATCGGTATCCAAATCCTGTACTGCCCTGGGACATTAGACAAACTCCATTCATTAAATACCGATCATAGTTAGAATCCAGGCCACTGGAAGGGTAGCGGCCTGGAAACTTATTGGTTTAGAAACTTGGTGTTGCTAAACCTGTACCGTTAATTTGTGCAATTGCTTTTGGATAACGCTCTGCGGTAAATGCTGACATACCGAATAGAACGATATTAATTGCAACCTTGCCTGATGGCTCTTCAAATGTAACATAGGTAGGTGCGGCTGCTTCTTCCCACAGATGTGCTTCATTCAAATCAACCACAAAGATTGTGTCTTGATTTGTGCTTGTACCTTGCGCTGTTGAGATGTTTGCATCTACGATAATTGGCAATCCTAGAATTGAGTAACCTGAGTTACCGTATGAAGGTGTGCCGTTACCTGTACCCATTGCGTTCATAGGATTGTATGCCTGTGGCACAATCAATGGCCTATTTGAACTATCTACACCAGCCAATAGGAATCCTAGACGGCGTGGGTGCATGATTACTGCATTTGGGTTTACATAGATATTGCTTTGAATCTGTTGAATCGCATCAGCGATCTTTGGATATAGACCTGCAACTGTACCTGTTGTAGCAGTGTAAGTTACTAACACTCCAGTGGTCATGTTTAATAGACCTAATGGCTGACCATTTGATCCTGATCCATTTAGAAGTGAGTTATCCAACTTGGTGTGATAATCACGAATCAAGTCACCCAAAACAATTCCCTCAATGTTGTATCCGCGTAGTAATGCTTGCTTAGATACTGATTGCTGACCGGCGATTGTATTTACATTGACGGTTAGGGTGTTATCTGCAATATCTTGTGATACTGCGGCTGTGTTTTGTGATGTTTGATATGCGGTAGTTGTACCAGTATTGATCTTAGAGATCACCACTGACATACCTTGTGTTGGTAGTTGGTGCTTGCGTGCGGCATCCGCAAATGGGCGGCCTGCGCGTGCTAATGGTGCATACAAATCAACTAGGTATTGTGGCACTACTAAGCCTGCAAAATTGGATGTACCAACTGCGCGCTTTTCAATTGCCATTTCCTGTTGATGGCGTGCGATTCTTGCACTAGCTTCACCATCGGTTTTAAATTGTGCTTTTAAAGCATCTGTTAAGAAATCATTGCTTGATCTCTCTGAGTAAGTTAGTTGCTCGCTTGTAACTATAAAGCCACCTGCGCGTGCTTCTTTCTTTGGCTCAATATTTGCATCAACTTTAGCGGCTAAATCTGCGGCTTTTTGATTGCGGATTTCAATATCGGACATCTGCTCAATTCGCTCATCCAACTTTTTGATCTCTAGGTTAAGGGCTTCTACATTAGCCAACTCAACCTCTGATAGATCGCGTGCTTCCTCAGCGGCGCGGTCTAAAGTTGCCTGAATAAGAGATGTCTTTGATTCGCGC